GTCTTCATCAGTATCACTACCAATAATACAATCGGAGGTTACAGAGGATGCTCGATCACGATATTCAAAAGCATCTTTTGGTGTTACAACATTCATGTCTCTAGGATCTCTTGTTTTTGAAGATTTGCGTTGAGCATTTCTGGTAAAACTAGGAGGTGCTAAATGCTTATTGGGATCTAATTGTGTAATTGGAAGTGTCGGAGTTTTTGAATGTTTGGGTTTGGTATTAAAAATACGACGGGATGTTGTGGGTGTTAGTGTTGTGTTAGGTTTTAAAACTTTGGATTTGTGTCCATAGATGTCAATATCGACATCGAGATCTGGCAATTCATCACTGTCACTATCTCTAATATCAGAATCATCATCACTAGGTTCCAAATTTTTATGGGAATTAGCTAATGTTTTTAATATTCTCGTATTTCTACGCTTAAGTTCGCTATCTAAGCGTAGAGGTTCAGGAGTAAGGGTAACGCTATTGTTGCCAGATACGCTCTGTTGGGCGAGTGGTTTACCACCATTTTTAATTGAACAATCCATGTTGTTTCAACATAAAGCCTATTACAGCTAGTTAGTTTTAAATCCTTAAGACGAGTATTACTAACATGAACTCGAATGTATATTATTTGAATTGCAACATACTACAATAAGTTTAAAGTACTCCTACTTTTCCTCTCGTTGTAAGGAAGGTTATCTGAACCGTATACGCCAGACTCCCTCTACATACAACGATAGTGAGGAGGGTTGCTGCTTGCCAAGCAGCGCTAATGTATCAATGATACAAGTTGTTATGGACTATATATTGGCTATATATAGCGTTTGGAAATAACTCCAAACAAGTAAAATATTGTTTTTTGTTATAGTAGTCTGCTATAACGAAGAAAAAAGCTAAATACATGTGGACTATGCATGTATTGGTTTATTAACATTGAGGAAATGGAAAGAATACAAACCACTGATCTGATTACAAAATACGATATCTTATTACTCAAAAGTAATAATTATCATCAAATTGTACAACAAAACAAGCAACTTATGGATATTTACCGAAAATATACAAACCGCTGCTAAGAACAGTTTAT